GCAGCGTTAGAGGCAGAGGTAGCCGCTGCACTTGCAGAAGCTGCTGCAGCCGTTGCTGAGGCGCTTACAGAGCCAACCTGTGAATCGACGTATGCCTTAGTCGATGCATCGTTGTTAGACGTAGGCGTAGCAAGATTGACGATCTTGTTATTACCCATGTCCAGTTGACCCGACATGGTGCCGCCAGTGGCATCAATGAACCGAGCCTTAACTTCTTGAACCGTATAATTAGACTGCAGGAAGTTATCATTCAGGTCCTGTGCACGGATAGCAGAACCTGCAAAGAAGGTGGATTGCAGGTTGTCTACATCCGTGTCACGGTAAATCCTGATCGCTACTCCATTGGCAGGAGCAGTGGTAAAGGAGATGGTTGTAGCGTTGGCAAAGGTGTATGCAGTTGTAACGACGGAGTTAAGAGTTACCTTAACATCCGTTTCTTCAAGATATGGGAAGGTGAAGGAATAGTTGGTGGTTGAACCATTCCCGGTGTATGTGTTTTGAGTTACAGCCATTTACGCTAGTAAGTAATTGGGAATGGGTGGATTATTTGTTCTCAAGAATTGGAACAACAGGAATACCAAACTGTTGACTTTGAACATCAACATCTTGTTCGTACTGACGACGCAGTACATCATCACGGTTGGTCAGTTCAAGTTGCGCAGCACGAACAGAACGGATCATAGCCGTATCAAGATCATTGTAAAGGTTTTCCCACTCAGTAGGATCAATCTTTGCACCTTTACCACGAGCTTGTTTAATACGATCTCTCCACTGTTTAGCGGTTGTAGTCTTCATTGCATCTTGAATTGCTTGTTTAAAGATGCCTTGACGACCCATAATGTTATACAACTCAGAACGTTCAGCAGGTGTATATTCAACACCTTTACCATTAGTACGGAAGCTAGGACGGTTATCGTATTCAATGTCCATCAAGAACTGACGTTCTTTGGAAACTTCATCTGCAACTTTAAAAGGAGTTACAGCATTAAGCATACGAACAAAAGGATTTTCAGCATAACCGACTTTACGTCCATCAATCCAATCGTGTGCATCAGGAAGTGCATTGCTGGGATCAAGACCATCCAGGAATTTATTGCGGTTACGCATCAGTTCCATAAAGTTCTGATCCAGTTCACGGAGTTGGGGATACATGATCCGACCAAGCTCATTGCGGAAACCAGACAAAGGAGCAAATGAACTAACAAAAGAAGCTGCCCAACGATTACCAGCAGCAGGGTTGCCGCTTAGTACATCATTCATCGGCTCAAGGCCAGCCAATGTAGAACGATTGGTAATACTAGAACCCATGACAAACATCAGCTTCTGCCACATAGTAGAAGCATCATTTTCTGTAATGGAATCAAAGTTATCAAATACATCAGCAGCCAATGCTAGAAAATCACCGGTAGGACCAAGCCATTCATAGCTATGCCATTTGCCATCAGTACCACGATAAGTTTTAGGGGACCATCCAAGTTCTCTACGAGTACGTTGCCGTTCTTTATCGTAATGACCATTACCACGAAGATTACCTGCTAACAGCATACCAAAAGCAGCTGACAAAGTAATAGCACCAATAGCTTTACGTCCACGCAGTTCATACCGCAAAGACATAAAAGATTCAGGATTTACAGGTAAACCTTTAGCAGTAAGAAGAGTTTCAATTTCTCCTTGGGCAAACTGATCAAGTGGTTTGTAAGCAATGTCATTGTACTCTTTAGCAAAGATAGACCAAGGACTGTGCTTATTAGCCATGTCAATAATGTTCATCGAAGTTTTCGGGAACATCATGAATGGACGAAGCATGGGGAATTGACGAATAACACCGCTAAGAGCATCAGCACCTGGACTATCCAAGTTCATAGCAATTTCACGGCTAGCAAAATCAACACCCTTATCCGTAATCATTCCAGTGCTATCAAACAACGAGTTATAGATTTCATTGTTTGCTTCTTGAAGTGTTTTACCATTAAGCGGTACATCACCATCAATAAACTTGTCGTAGATTTTACCACGAGTTTCTGCATTAGCAATCACAGCACGGGCAAAACCATCAAATGCTGTCATAGCGTTAGCACCGAAACGCAGCATTGGATTCATAGACAAATCATGAAGAGATTCAGCTTGAAGATACAAAGCCATAGGACCGTCATTACCTTCTCGCTGTGCAGCAATTGCAAACGAATGAAGAATATCCATTGTCTCTTCATTCTTCCGCACAATGTCATCACGCATGATGTAGTTAACGGAAGTAGGATCAATAGAAGCTTTATGGAAAACTTGACTCATGTGTGTCAAACCCTTTTGCATGGTATCCATCAAGGCGCTGTATTGATACCAACCACGCTTAAAGGCCTTCATGTCACCAGAGATTAAAGCACCACCTAAAACAGCAACAGGACGTTCCATCAACAGCACAGCGTTTGCTACACCGGCTTTAAGCGGAGTGCTAATAGAAGTCAAGATTGAGTTATAGATATTACTCCAAGCACCTTGAACCAAGACATTAGGAATTTCAGGCTGTTCATCATAGAATGCTTTTTGAATGCTTGGCAAACTTTGCTCAATGAAATTATTGAGTTTAGAAATGGTATCAATGTTGCCATCACTAAATTCCCATGCCATTTGGAAAGGAACAAGAAACTCAGGACGTTCCTTACTAATCTCACGCAAAGAGTTAGCAGTTGCCTTAGCACGTTTAATAACTTCACCTAATGCTTCTTCAGATTGAGCAGCAGCGTTTTGACCGGCTGCAGCCAAAGCCTGAGGATCTTTAGCAGCATTCTTCCAAGTTTTAAGGAAAGCAAGTGAGCTACCTTTGGTGTAAGCAGCAAGACCTTTCTCAACCATCAAATACTCAATACGATCCAAGATCTGTTCTTGAGCACGTTCAATGGCAGCAGTGCCTTCCATGTATCTAGCACCTTCTGCAAGGTCAGACACTTGACCACCAAGAGAAGTAGTAAAATACGCTTGTGCTTTAAGCGTATCCATATTCATGAATTGATCCAAATAACCTTTAATAGATTTCATGGCAGCATTGTAACCAATGTTGCTTAATGATTTCATATTAAGATCAGCAGTAAAATCTTTAAACTCATCAAGAGTAGATTTTAACATGCCAGTATCCATACGAGGATCTACCATGATTTCAGCTAGACGAGTACCTGCTTCATCAATCTCTTCAAAAGTCAGTTTTTTACCACTTGCTAGCTCAGCACTGTATTTACCTGCAGATTTAATCTGTTCAGCAATACCTTGAATAATGGCACGTCTGGGAAGTTGATCTGCCTCAAGACCATATTTGAGCGCACCTTCCGTGACTATGCTGCCAAGACGACCATACACTGTATCAACATTTTTATTGATACGAGCTTGGTCAATAGTAGCACCAATTACACCAAGGCGATCAGCGGTACGAACACCTGATTCTTCCAATCCATATGCATCGTGAATGCCAAACAAAGGTTGATCAAGATCAGTAGCTTTAGAAAGATTGTATTCACCAATCTCATCCAAAACTTCTTCACGTGAACGCATGGATTGAGCAACAAGATCATCAGCAGTATTTGCTTCAGGAGTAACGTTGTTCTTTACCCAATTTGCAGCACTTTCGTTTTCTGGAATGATCCGAGTAACAGCTTGTGTTTTACGAACATTCTTTAGAAGTTTACCAGCACCAACAAGAAGATCAGAAAAGATACCAAGACCAACACCTTCATTAACATTCTTAGCTCGCTTAACATCAGGACTATCTGAATCTAAAGTAGCCCAATCATCAGAGATCCAACTGAATGTTTTAGGAAACATCTTTTTAAGAGTTCCTTGAAGGTTATCATCAGTTTCATTGATTTTGTTAGTAGCATCTACAAATGCACCAGCACCGGCAGACACACCAGCAGTACCAAGCCACTTAACCAATTCACTTTTACCAATACCCCAACCAACCCTAGCATTAGCTGCAGCACCTGCCAACTGACCTTTAGAAGTCAACCAAAGGGTAGGTGCAACAACTGAAGAGATTTCACGAACAGCTTGTGCTGCATCATTTTGAAACTTGGGGATCTTTGGAGCATTAGACCCAAAAGGATTCTTAACTCGTGGATCATCCTTACGTGGAAGAAGATTTAGTAGATCACTACCAAAATCCAAAACTCCAGTAGGAACCGCCATAAGGCCTTCCAACATACCACGTGGATCACGAATTAAGGCTCCCATAATAGAACCATCTTGGTAGACAGTTTCAAGGGGAGTTTCTTTTTTCTTTTTAGGTGCAGCAGGTTGAGCCGGTTGCTCATCAGCAAACCTAGGAGTAGGCGGTGTAACAGGAGGAGAAATACCAGGACTGACTTGACCGCGTTGAGCTGCCATCTCAGCAGCTTGCTCATTATAGTCCTGAGCGTTCTTTAGTTGCTGAAGAGCAGCTTCGGTAACAGCAAGTTCCCGGTCAACGTTTGCTGGTTTTGTTTTTTCTAGTTCTTCAAAAGGATCGTACATAATTAACCTCGTTGACCAGCAAGATAAGCACGGCGAGCTTCCATCAAAGCTTTGCGTACAGTAGCAGAACGGATGCTTGCTTTGTTATAACCGTCTTTATCATAAGCACCTCTACCACTAGGACCTTCAAGTGCTGCCCATTCATTAGCAATGTCTTGATGTGCAGCATTAATATCCTTGGATTTACCAGTGATATAAGCGGCAAGAGCAGGACGCTTAGTGCCAATCATATAGGCAATAGCCATTTTGTCTTGGTTTTCAGGTGTAAATTTAGCAGTAAGAGGAAGACCTGCCATACGAGCAGCAAGTTCAGGACTCAGGAATTGATAAGCACCAACAGCAGCAGAAGCACGACCATCGCGTAGTTTTTGTTTTTGGAAGTTGACAACTTGCTGAATGGTCATGTTAGTTAGTTGTGGATAGCTTTCACTTGGATACATTGAAGTGTAGCTACCTTCACCAGATCGGATCATACCAAGAATACCCTTCATGCCTTGACCATTAAAAGTCATAACACTAGGACGCTGGGTAGTAGGAAGTTGCCAGGTAGAGGGATCAGCGGTATAACGAGCAGAACGTTGAACAGTTGGATAACGATTAATCAACGCATCGTTAGCTGCTTTATTCTCTTTAAATACTTGCAATGTGGATGGCTTAGCAAGTTGTGGTTTACCAGCGGCTTTTAGTTGCTTGTTTAGAATTGTCAGAGGACTAATGTTGTATTGCTGAGCAAAGTGCATTGCCTCTGGTGGGAATTGGAATGAAGGAGTACCGTAAGACTGGACAACCTGATCAAGCCGTTCATTAGACATAATAAGATTAGGCTGATCCAAAGCTCTAGTGATACCACCAGCCGCTTTAATCCGGCTGTAACGGTCAAGCAGCCATTGATTAGCAGCACGAGCATCAGCTTTGGCACCAATCTGAGTCATGTAGTTCGGGAACCCGTTTTGATAGAAGTAACGATTACCTTTTGTTTTATACCCTACATTATACTCATTAATAACTTGTTCGTAAGCAGCGTTATGTGCTTGAATTGGATCAACAAATTGACCAGTGGCTACCATTTTAGCCACAGTCTGTTTGTACTTACGTTGAAGCTCACCAATAATCAAGGTATCAGTACCACCAAGATTCTTAACAGAACTAGCATTGGTAGTTGCTTTAACGTGATTAGAGATGCCATCCAGATGAACTTTAGATTCAGGAACTTGTAAAGCTTGCTGCTGAGCTTCTGCTAAAGATTGCCACTTTCTAAACAAAGTAGGCGGCATGGTACGAGTGAAATCAGTCGTCAACATACCAAGGTTATAAAGCTGCTCAGCTTGCTTATCAATGTTTTTAGTTTGCTCTGAATCCAAACTAAGGGTAGCACCAAGTTCAGTTAGTTTGTCACTACGACCATAATTACGCCTAACTAAATCTTCTTGTAACCGTTCAATGTCTTCTAGCGTAAAACCACCTTCACGAGAACGAAGATCTTGTGCGTACTTATCTACAAGCTTATCCTTTTCCATTTCATTGAAAGCTTCTTCTTGCTTGTAAAAAGCAATCTTTGCTTTAGCAATGTCAGTTTCAATGACTTTCAAACGTTGTCCAGGTTGACCGTACAGCTGACCAAAGGTCTTACCTTTAGCCCAAGGAACTTCTTCTTTATAGATATCATCCCAATTAACATCTTCACCAGAAAGAGCACGATCAGTAAGAAGTTGTTGAACTCGTTTCCAAGCTCCGGCTGTACCATAAGGTCTACCTTCGCTGTCAACAAGGCTAGTTAGATTGGTAATTAGCGTACCAAACTTTTTATCAATGCTATACTGACGAATGTAAGCCTGTTCATCTTCACCTGATTTACGGATAGCATACTCTTTACGGGCTAGACCGTGCAGTTCAGCATCAGTCGTATGCATCGGTTGAAATGCTTGAGCTTGCAATCCAGCACTTAGGTTAGCAAGTCCACTTTCTTGTAGATATTTGGTGCGAAGATGTGCACGGACAGCAGCAGACTCAGCAACATTAAGATCTTGACTGTTAATGTTTACAGTACGTTCTTCTGGAGTACCAGCATTAAGGACAATCTGTTCCTTGTTATTTTGGAGCTGAGTAAGCATCCAACTTTTATAACCTTGACCAGCAGACAATGCAGTGGCTTGAGCGTAGCCATACTTTTTCCATCCAGACAAACTCTTTAGTTTATCAGCAACTTCAAAAGGTACGCCTTGTTTGAGTGCATCAGCAGCTACTTCAGTTGCAGCTTGATCCACTGCTTGAACACCTGTTACTTGAGTTTGGTGCTCAGCCAATGCTTTTTGTTGTGCAGCTTGATCTTCATAGAAAAGAGAAATACCTTCGGCTTTTTGCCGTTCGTTTTGCTCTTTAGCAGCAGTTACCAACGTATTGGTAAGTGTTTGAGAGAAATCAGCTAATGCGGTCAAACCTTCAGACTTCGGCATTCTAGCCCAAGCTTGAGAAAGGTTTTGAAAATTCTGCTGTTCAGTTTGTTGATTCTGCCGTAGCAGACTCGTCACATCAGGAGTCTGTTCTTGTTCGAACCCTTGAGCTCGGACAGAGCCTTGATATTGGACGTTAAAAGGAGTTTGCGTCATTTAAGGAAAAGCCATTCCGGCTGGCATTTGACTAATAGGAACATCAACACCTTGGGCAAATGATCGGTTAGAGTTGCCACCACCTGCTGAAGGAGCTTTAAGTGAAGCAAAGGTAGACAAACCACCAAGGATAGCACTACCAATTTTAAGACCCATATTCATGCCACTAGGAGCTTGAATCTCTGGAATAGGAATTTCAGACAACATGGCAGGAGGCACGGAAATACCTGCATAAGCATTCTCATCAGCAATCTGATGTTGACGAGCTACCTCAGCCAAATCACGATCCACTTGATTGCTAAACCTAACCATGTTTTCATGCAGTGTGCGGACAGCTACACCATACTCACGTTCAGGTTGACTGGCTACACGAGCTGCAGATTTACCGTAAACCTCTTGTGCACCATACCTACCTTTTAATTCAATCAGCTGTTTCATCATGCCAGCACGTTGAGCAAGATAAGCTTCTAGCTGTTCGTTTTCTTTAAGTTGAAGCGAGGTATAAGCACGGCTAGCCGAATCTTGATTTCGACCGTATTGTTGCTTCGTTTGATCTAGACGTGTTTGCCAGATTTGATTGGTACGCTCATTCTGTGCTCGAATAGCAGCGTTTTGAAGTATAGCCTGACGAACACCGGATGTATCTGGTTTAGGACCAGAGAATGCCTGAGCAATCCCTAGTCCTGCTTGAGCGACACCGACAAGAGCTGCTAATGCCATAATCGTACAATTTCGATAGAGTAAACATTGTTAGGTCCATCAGGAAATACCCGTAGAACCTTAAAACCAAGATACCTTGATAAATTGATAAGGGTTGTATTTTGTATGTCAATAGTTGTCCAAAGAAAAGGACGGTTGATATACTTCATTAAAGCTTTACCAAACCTCACTGCAGTTCTTGGATTTTCTTTGACTTTATCGGTCATCTGTATCCAGATGCCGTTATCTTTGGTGATGCCATATGCACCATAAAGAGACTTATCTGGTCCGTAGATCAAATAAGATTCATCTTCATAAATATAAAGAGCTAATGAAAGGACAGGATGTTGTCCTACCCTTTCAAAATCCCTTAACCCTTTTTCCAACATCTGATTAACCAGAGCTGGTACATCATTAATGGTAGCTGGTTTAAGGGTAAAACCACGGGTGGATGTAGTCATTAGGCTCGCCTGTAGAAACCAGTGTTGTATTTACCTTCCCAATTCAAACTAAGAAGGCTAACAGGAAAAGGACTATCCCCAATAATCTTAAAATTAAGGTTATTGTTTCGTTGATAGATAGGTACTTCATGTACAGCATCAGCTGCCATGTTAACGTTGTTAAGGTTATAAGAGTAAGGAATCACACTTTCAATCGTTTGATCCCATTCCGGTCTGCCAGTAATGGTCACGTTATACTTAATTGGACCGCTTAAACCGGTAGACACTTTAACTCGATGAATAATAAGATCAGAAGTAAAATCAGAGCTGGCACTTGATCCTTCAGAGGACACAACAAAGAACTTAGGAAGAGTAACTTCCATCGTATAGATGTATCCGATAATCAAATCCCTGCCACGATAATCCCCATCAATATCAACGTAATAGGCTCCTGCAGACCCCGCTACAGTGGGGTAAAGAACAGCACCTACTGATTGGGTACCAGTAGCTATTGAATCGCCAATGTAGCCGCCTAGAACAAGCACTGAGAGAGTTTTACCGCTGATATGTTCATATGGTAAATAGATTCTTGTGGTATCGGTTCCAGCAGTATAAGTCCGATAAGGATTAACAGTCCAAAGATCTAAGCAAGCATCTGTCCGTTCACCCGTAGGCAACGTCAAATAACCTTCTTCACTTTGTTGAGTCAAATCATAAGACTGAACAAACACACCAGTACCGTCAGTAACAACAGTGTAATACAGGTTGTTATCAAAGAATTGATCAAGAAGTGTTGAAATCAATTCCCACTTATACCAACTAGATACCCGCTGACCTTGACCTTGTTCCAGAAAACGATATTGATAAACAGTATTACTCCCAGTAGTTCCAAGAGACACAACACCCAAAGCAGGTGATGCAATCAAAGAATCAATGGTTTCTGGAATTAGCTCAGGAACAATCTTGGTTTGTTCTGACATATCAGGTGGACGATCCGTACTAATATTAGTCAGTTCGTACAACCGTGTAAACAAAGGTGTTTTAGAAATGAAAGCAGTGCTTGTACCGAGGTTAACCGCCTCAACAAAAGCATCACACTCATAACTTGACAACTCATTAATCTTAGCAGTTTTAGGGCTAAGAATGTCAGCATCAGTAGTCAGTAAGAATTGTTCAGTATCACTAAATAGAATCAAACCAACACTTGTAGGTCTAACGTATCGGTGATTAACCGGTCGAACGGATGATGCAGTAATATCAATGGGATCATCATCAGTAACAGTCAAAGCTGTGGTAACCCAGAAATTAAAATAATCTCCAGCACGGCTAAGAACAACTGCTTCATTAGACAGAAATCCCAACCTATTTCTATAGAAGAAAAGATTATTGATTCGCTGTCCTACAAAACTAGGATTAGGGTTAGTAGTTTCATCACCAACTAAACGATTTTCCCAAGTAACCGGTCCAAAGGTAAAGGAACCATCAGCTTGACGAATTAGTTGATGAGGCATGGTCAGTTCATCGAACTGATATTGAATGCCTGGAGCTGTGGTTTCTTCCCACACACCAGTACCATACGTTGCTGTGCCATCGGCAACAAACTTAACGTACATGTCATCAATATCAATCTCAGTGCTATTGACAACTTTAACTACATAACCATCCTTACACTGAATTGGAAGATCTGCAACACTTGCGGTAGTCTCTTGAAAAACAAACAGTGCTTCTTCAGAAGGACCGCCGGTAACTTCAATGGTAAAAGCAGCAGTGCAGCTAATGTAAATACCAGCACCAACTCGTATAGCGGTATAAGTTTTACCGCCAAAAGTTTGGTTATGAATGTCACCAACAAGGTCACTAAGAATCTGATCTACATCACCACCAGTACCAGCATTGTAAGTACCACGAAGAGTACCATCAAGTTTGATTTGATAGTGACCAGTACCAACTACTTTAAGTACAACGAATGCTTCGTTAGGTTTAGCGGCAGTTGTAGTAGCTTTTAACGCAACAGTCTTTGCTTTATTAAGTACAAAGGTGTAGTCATTAAGAGTCAACAATTCAATATCATCTGCCGTTGCTCCATACAAGTAACCATTAGCAGGAGTAGCTGCAATAACACAATCCGCAATTTCTGCATCATAAGCGGTTTTAGCAGATGCTTCAGAAGATACAGCATTATTGTAATTTGTTTGAGCCGTATTCATTGCAGCCAATGCTGCAGACAACTGACCAGCGTTGTGTGTAGCTGCTACAGTAAGGATAGCTTGGTAGACACGATAGCCATTAGATGCAAGTAAAGGTTGTTCATCAGTTACTTCTGTACCTAAGGCATAGTTAGCTGGTAGAGTCGTGGATACACTAATTACTGCATTGTTGTTTTTAACAGTATAAACACCAGCTTCATTTTTTAGAATACCTGATTTAAGGTATTGCTCAATCTCCCCTACTGGATAGGTATAACCTACTTCAAAAAGAGATTGAGTTGTTGGGTCTTGTCCAGCTAAAACCTCTGCATAATCTGCTTGTGCTGTATTTAGTTCAGACAAACGTGTAGCAGTAAGTGCAACAGCAGTATTGTATGCAGTTAGAGTAGTTTTAACATCAGCAATAACACAAGTACCTGGAACACCTGTGTTAGTTCCCATGTTAACAGCACGAGGAGAACCATCAATAAGACTCCAAACACGAAAGGTGTTATCATCATATTGAGCAACATACTTTTCTTGTTGATCTCGTAGAATGGAAAACCATTTACCAGAATCTGTTGCTCCGTACAATTCGGTTACATGCTGACCACCTGGACGCTTAAGCAAACCCAAAGCATAATCAGGAAAAGCATTTACTGAATCTTTAAGTTGTCCAGGAAACTTACGGTTATCTGGTTGTTGTGAAATGCCAAGTAAAAGGTTTGGTATCCTTTGGGTAATAGTGCTCATCGCATCAAAGCTTGGAAAGGTTGATAGCTGTTGTAATAGTCTTTACCATCTTGGAACCCAAACATAGAGTAATCACCTTGGTTGCAATCATATTCAATTGCAGCAGCACGTGTATACAACTCTTGTTCATTAAGCAGCTTATAAAGCTCTTGGTCCCCTACCATTTTAGTAGCACACATTTTAGCAGCTCGTGCAGTAATGTACGCTTGAATAGCAGGAGGTACATCAGTAAAGTTGAAGTACCAAACAACATCTGCGTAGATGCTTTCGGTAAACGTATAAGTATGGTTTAAACGATCATACAATTTACCTTCTCTACGAACTACATCATAATCAGACCGATGCTTTTCACGATTAGTATCAATCTGTAAAAGGTTGTATGGGTAGACAATTTGATTAGTAGTACTGTCAGGAACCAATTCATAATCTCGTTCAACATTAAAGGTCCAACCTTCAGCTTGAACTTGACGATTAACTTCCCGGAGGGTGTTAAGGACAATGGATACCTCAGGGTTCTGCAGGTCCAATGTGGTGACAGGAGCCTGTCCCACTGAGCTAAGTATTTGATTTACAGCATCCAGTTCGGTGGACACAGCATAAGTAGGAAAGGGCATAGTTACCTGTCAAAAGATAAAAAAAGGGGACCCCGAAGGATCCCCCAGTATTGATTAAGATCAGAAAGCAGAAGGTGCAGTAGCACCCACATACAGCTCAACAGCTGCAGCAGGGTTCAGGTAATCAGCACCCATAGCCAGACGA